TGCCACTCTAATTGTAGTAGTGTGTGCTATATATGGTTTCCTAATCTGGTCAGGCTTACAAGCTGACAAGTTAAGGGAACAGGAATCAAACATTACTTCCTTACAGGATAATGTGGCTGAACTTTCAAAGGTTCAGAGGATAGTACAGGAAGGACTGAGCCAAGATGTACGGACCCTCGAAGATGATGTCGGTAGTGCAAGTGCTGGCAATGAGGAACTAATTCTAGAACTTAGTGAGCGGGTTAATAGTATGTATGAGACCCTAAGCGCCCGCCTTTCTATACAAGTAGAGAGAGAGTTTGAAGAGGTGTTGAAGCTTCATGCAGAGATAGAGGATTTGTCTGGGCTAGTTGATGAACTGAGCACCGAGCTTAACGATGTTAGAGAAGAGCTCGAAGCCGCACCAGTTATAAGCCCTGGACCTACACCTATAGAAGAGTTTACAGGAGAGAGGGTAGCGTCTACATTTCCTGTACCCCCTCCCCCGCCGCCGCCGCCCTTCATCGCACCAATAGAAGTGGATGTACCATGCCCAAAGAATCCTGACAACGCTGACGTAGCACAGCGAATCTTGACCAAGGCAATGGAAAGGACATCCAGAACTGGAACCTACGCATTCACTGCTACTTTTGGTGTGGCCTCTGACGGGACCACCTACGATATAATTGTGGTTGGTAATGGCCCAAAGGATCTACACAGAGCAGTTGAACGCTATACCCGTGCTCTCAATTGGACACTCATTGATGAAGTTAATGGGTGTGAATTGAAATTAAAGCTGGATGTTAAGTAACATTCATGGTATAATGTTGCAGTGTTTTAAAGATAATCTAACGGAGATAAGTAAGTATGAGAGAAATTAATGGTATACCTTCTGTTGTGGAAGGTACTGCTTATTGGGCGCACATCCTTGTACCCAATACTCGATTTGAACCACAGAAATTTGAACTGAATCTGGCTGTCTCAGATGAAGTCTTCCAACTCTTTAGCGATGCTGGCTACTATGGCTGTCATGCAGCAGGGACGAAAGATTTCTCACCTGATGCAGTGGTAGTCTTTCAGAAGTTTGCCCACTCAAAGGACGGCACCCCTAACCCATCACCACGCCTAGTTAATAGCGACAATGAAGACATTGATGTTGCATTGGGTAATGGTAGTAGAGTTAAGGTTCAGTGGTCACACAGAGAGTACCCCATGAGAGGGTCAGGCAATATGGTGTTACGTGCCGAACCAGTAGCAGTACAGGTTATTAACCTTATAGAGTATGGTGAGACAAGTAACGGATCAGCAACAGCGTTGGAGTTTTAATATGGCAGATAAGGAAGAGGCAGTGGCCCAAGAGGAAGCGCCATCCTGGGTCTATGGAACTGAAGAGGCCACATATGATGTTCGAGCATTAGAGGTAGAGGCGCAGCAAGCATTCGCGCTCCTCGTAGAAGTAAATGCCGAGGTTCAAGGATTAAACAAGAGGTTGTCTGTTCTTCAGGCAGCAGGTGTACAATTTAATACCTTGATACAGAACGCTCTGAAAGAAGAGGCCATCATAGAAACCAAAGAAGCACAGGAGGAAGACGATTAGTGATAACAATCTGAAGTACACACATCTGTCCTGCCCCTATTGTGAGCATCGTGGATGCTTTTCAATAGACGAGGATTGGTCATCTTACTGCTTTAGCTGTAAGGAATATACCAAAGATATCCGAAAGGATTACAAAGGAGAGATTGAAGACTTGATAAAAACAGCAGAAAATGTTAGAACGGATACTCGAAATAAAACCAGACCACCAGACAACTCCTCGATGGCAGGAATATATGGACCCCTACTAGATAGGGGCATATCTGAAGCAACTGCCAAGAGGTATAGTGTCAAGATAGCCGTTGATTCTAAGGGCTACCCAACCCAACACTTTTATCCGTACTTCACAGCTAACGAAGTAACGGCAGTTAAGGTGCGGTATGTAAGTGATAAGCACTTCACATGGAAGGGTTACGCCTCGAACAATGGTCTATTTGGTGAACAGATTGCCCCTAAGAAGGGCAAGTACATAACCCTCACAGAGGGAGAGTGCGATGCAATGGCTGCTTACGAACTGCTAGGCAGTAAGTGGCCCGTTGTATCCATTAAGAGCGGGGCAGCGGGGGCAACTAATGATGTTAAAGAATCTCTGGAATTTCTGGAGAGCTTTGATACCGTTGTGATTGCCTTTGATAATGATAAACCAGGGAGAGAGGCAGCTAGGAAAGTAGCCAGACTCCTAAGACCTGGGTCTGCTAGGATTCTTACTCTTCCAGAGGGCTTCAAAGATCCTAATGAAATGCTCCGCAAGAACCAGCGAGAGAAATTCACAAGGGCCTTTTGGGATGCTAAAGTATACACACCTTCTGGTGTTATCAATGTGTCCGACAATAGGGAGATGTTCAAGAAGCGTGAGAAGAGGGACTGCATACCTTATCCTTGGGAAGGTCTCAATAGAAAACTATATGGACTAAGACAAGGAGAACTCATGACCCTCACCGGAGGGACAGGGCTTGGTAAATCGTCCGTAACACGAGAGCTCGAACACTGGATTATAAAAACAACAAAGGATAATGTTGGAATCATATCTCTAGAAGAGAGCAGGGAGAGAACCTTTGATGGCATCATGTCTATTGAAGCTAACGCAAAGCTTTATATAGATCAGATAAGAGAAACATTCTCAGATGAAGAGTGGGATAGATACTTTGATATTCTATACACTGAAGATAACAAGGATAGGGTATGGATTCATGCTCACTTTGGAACTAATGATATAGATGAGATCTTCTCAAAGCTAAGGTTTATGATTGTTGGATGCAACTGCAAGTGGGTAGTGGTAGATCACCTTCATATGATAGTCTCTTCAATTGCAGAAGGGGATGAGAGACGGGCCATAGATAACATTATGACCCGCTTCAGATGCCTAGTAGAGGAGACAGGCGTAGGACTTATACTGGTGTCACATCTTCGTAGAGTGGATGGTAATAAGGGCCATGAGAATGGCATAGAGACAAGCCTAAGCCATCTCAGAGGATCTCAAAGCATAGCACAGCTATCAGATTGTGTGATTTCCTTAGAAAGAAACCAACAGTCTGAGGATATGGATGAGGCTAACACAACTAAGGTCAGAGTTCTGAAGTCTAGATACACTGGAGATGTTGGCCTGGCTACCTCGTTACTCTATGACAGAGAGACCGGGAGGCTAAGTGAGATTGAAACTGGAGACCTTTCACACTCCCTCTTAGAAGAGGACGTTCCACTGGAGTTCAATTGAAATGACTAGACTAGTCTTTGACATCGAGACAAATGACCTGCCCCCGAATGTCAAAAAGATATGGTGTATTGTCGCAAAGGATTTAGATACTAAGCATGTTTATACCTTTGGACCGGAGACAATAGAACAAGGTGTCTCCTTTCTACAAAGAGCAGACTACCTAGTAGGACATAACATAATAGGCTTTGACATACCTGTGATTGAAGATCTTATGGGGGTAAGCCTTGGTAGAGAGGGGGTAAGCATTGTAGATACTCATGCTCTATCCAGACTATTTAATCCTACCCGTGATGGAGGTCACTCCCTTGCTGCTTGGGGTTCTAGAGTTGGTATGGCTAAGATAAACTTTGAAGAGTTTGAGCGTTACTCAGGAGAGATGCTTGAGTACTGTATAGGGGATGTCGAACTTAATGAGAAGGTCTATCATGAACTTAGGAAGGAAGGGAAAGGATTCTCTAAAGAGTCTGTAGCTCTAGAGAATGGGGTATCAAGGATACTCTATGAGCAGAGGAAGCACGGCTTTCTCTTTGACCATGTTAGTGCAGAGATACTTAAAGCAAGGCTTGAAGAGAAGATGGAGAACATTAAAAGGGAGGTCCAATCCATATTCAAGCCGAGGGTTACAGAAGTAAAACTGTATGCACAATTCACCAAGACGGGGGCACTTGCTAAGACTGCAAAAACTTTGGAGGATAAGGGTGTTAGGCTGACAGATCAGGAGTACCAGGAACTGGCTGGTTTTACACACAGGCCCATTAGCAGGTACATGGTTGCAGAGTTTAATCTTAGTTCAAGACCGCAGATAAGTGAGAGACTACAAGAGCTCGGGTGGAAGCCAGATAATTTTACCCCTAATGGCAGACCAACTGTTGATGAGCAAGTTCTGCTAGGGATTAAAGAGATACCTGTTGCAGGTCTTATCGCAGAGTACATGCTTCTACAGAAGAGAGTAGCGCAGATAGGCGGCAAGAAGGGGTGGCTAGAATATGTTCAGGATGATGGTAGAGTACATGGATCTGTGATATCCAATGGTACTATCACCGGACGCATGACACACCGGCAGCCCAACATGGCACAAGTACCTAGTACGGCATCACCCTACGGTAAGGAATGTAGAGAGTGTTGGATAGTACCGCCTGGTCATAAGCTAGTTGGTGTTGATGCGAGTCAGCTCGAACTACGAATGCTTGCACATTACATGAAGGATGAAAACTATATAAATGAAATCATTAACGGAGACATACACTCCACTAATCAAAAAATTGCGGGACTTCAATCAAGAGATCAGGCGAAGACATTCATATATGCACTCCTCTACGGAGCAGGAGATAGAAAACTCGGAACGGTGGTTGGTAGAAGCCCAAGCAGTGGGAAAGAACTTAGGAAACATTTCTTTGATAATCTCCCATCATTTAGATCTCTTCGAGAAAGAGTGTCAGCGGCATCGCAGCGAGGCTTTCTCAAAGGACTAGATGGCCGTAAGATATATGTTAGATCTGAACACTCCGCACTGAACACACTCTTACAAAGTGCTGGTGCGTTAGTGATGAAGCAAGCCCTCATAATCCTTGATGAGTCTATCAAGTGGTATGGTCTTAATGCCAAGTACGTTGCAAATGTACATGATGAATGGCAGATCGAGGTAGTTGAGAAGGATGCTGAAAAGGTAGGAGAACTTGCAGTAGAGGCGATAAAAGAAACTGCAACTGTGTTTAATTTAATCTGTCCATTAGATGGGGAGTACACCATAGGAGACAATTGGAGTGAGACACACTGAAAAATATAAGTGGTCTTATAGCAGAACCAACTCAAAAGGAGAAATAAAATTTAGACATGATACAAACGAAACCTTTGAAGATGTAATAGAATATTTAGAAGAAAGAAACATAGAGTATGAAGTAAAAGAAGGGGCATATATGCTTTGGGTGCACCATGAAAATAGAAAGTACGCTTACTATTACACAACAGGAAAATGGGCACCCTACTCAAGGATAGGTAGACCTAAACTTCACTACAGCTCTAAAGGAATAAAAGATTTCCTTGAAAGATTTGTACTCCCTGTTAGAGAAACTCCTGACTTTAACAAAATGAGACAAGATGTAGATGACATGATATTAGATGATATAAAACAAGCTGGCCCTTCAGGAACGATACAAAGAAAGATAAAGGAGAAGTACGAGGATTTAAGTAACTGGCATATTCATATAATAGCAGGAAGTTTTTCTAGGCTGGCTGCTAACGGTGATATCTTTTATAACGGAGACAAGGAAGGAAGATCAAAGATTATGCGGCACAAAACATATAAGGATGGTGAATATAAAATAGGGAGTAACTGGAGTGAAACACATTAAGCAAACTGAACTAAAGTTATCGGAGCCACCAACAGACCCAAATAGAATTGGAGACATAGCAGAACACTACGCCATAACTTACTTATGGGATAGTGGTTATAATGTCTACAAGAACTGTGGTTGTACTGGCCCTGTTGATCTGGTAGCCATGACACCGGAGGGAAAAATAATTTTGGTAGATGTTAAATCTTTACACGGTGGAAAACTAGGGGGCCGCACTGACGAACAAAAGAGATTAGGAGTGCAGTTCCTTCGTTTCAATTCCACCACACGTAAAATGAAATTTGTGGAGCACAAAGTATGAAAAAATTGGAGACTGTAGTAGAAGACATTTACGAGACACTCTCCTGTCTATGCGATCAGAAGGATCTTGATATACCTGAAGAGGATATTGAAGATTTTGGAGAGCGTATGAAGAATGTCATTCGGCACTGGTCTAAACCACATGAAGAGTCTAGAGGCTTACGCATGTCAAACGTT